GATGATGGACTGGACGGACATATTGGCATATAAGGATTTCATTGGCCTTGGTACAAATTTCGCACGGAAGCTTGACCGAGTGATGCGCCACAACTCTGCCGGCCAGGGATGAAAAAGCCGCCCTAAGGCGGCCTCTCCATGGTCCGGACCAGCGATCAGGACGCCGCGGCTTTGCGCTGGGTGTCCCACCATTCGGCCACGTCCCGAACGTCGTAGACATCGCCGGTCCTTGGCGGCAACAGCCTAGCACTGTGCTTGTTTGCCATGGTCTTCAAGGTCGCGCTGGGGAAGTATGTATCGCGCACGTCTTCGATGGTCATGGTGGCGCCGTACTTGCCGAACAGAAGCCAGAAGGTTGAGTAGTCGTTAGCGGCCATGAGGGCCTCCCTGTTGCGCTTGGCTTTTGCCGGGGTTGTGGCAGTGAATGGTGATGCGGCGCCCCTCGGCGCGGAGCGGGTGGCGCCGCGAGCGGGTTGCCGCTGGCAGCCAGGGGAATCGACGGAGGAAGCCGGCGCGCAGGCGGTGCGAATTCGCATGCCGGAAATGGCCTTCATACGAGGCCCAGATCGAGCGCACGGCGCGGAAGTCATCGGGCGTTCCGGTGATCCGGCCGGCGTCGCTGTGTGCGCTCTCCCAGGCCGCTAGCGCGGCGCGGGCATGCGAGACGACGCGGCGGCGGACGGTGGAGTGCGTCGGCCGCACCACGTAGCCGAGGAAGTCGATACCGGCAGCCAACGGCTGAGGGTCGGCATCCTCCTTCAGCGACAGGCGCAGCTCGTCGGCCAGGAACTGGACGATGCGGGTCTTCCACTCCAGCAGCTGTTCGCGGCTGTGGTGCACCAGCACGAAGTCGTCCACGTAGCGCAGGTAGCGCCGTGCGCCCAGCGTGTGCTTGATGAACTGATCGAGCCGGTCCAGGTAGACGTTCGCGAAGAACTGGCTGCTGAGGTTGCCGATGGGGATACCGCAGCCGGCCGGGGCGTTCTCCAGCCGCTTGTGCGGCGGCACCATCGCCCGGTCGGTCGCCGTGGCGACATGGCGCACCCCGATCTCCAGCGGCGAGTTCCGGAGCAGAGCATGCGCGGCCTTGCGCGCGATCCATGGCAAGCGGCGGCGCTCCATCCGCGCTTTGAGCATCCGGTACAGCGTGGGCCGGTGGATGCGGTTGAAGAAGTTGGCGATGTCGAGTTGCAGGTAGTACCCGCCGCCTTGGCCGCTATGGACCTGTCGGACGAATGCCTGTAGCCGCCGCACCGCTGCGTGCGAGCCCTTGCCGCGCCGGTTGGCGAACGAGTCGGCGATGAAGGTCCGCTCGTAGATCGCTTCCAGCTGCGGTATCAGCCAGTGATGGACAACCCGATCCCCGAAATCGGGAGCGTGGATTTCCCTGGCCTTCGGCCGGGTGGCGACGAAACAGGTGGTGGGCCGGGGCGACCAGGTGCCGGCGTTTATCTGCTCCTGCAGATCCAGCAGCCGGTCGCCCCAGCGGGTATCGAAGTCGAGTTGATTGGCGCTCGGCACCTTCTGCCGACGCGCCGCCTTCCATGCAGCATGGAGGTCGCGCAGCGTGACCTGCTGCGCTTCCCCTGCACCCTGAAACTCACGCGCGGGGCCGCGCACTGCGCGCACGCGGTTGTTGTTGTCGCGGTTGTTGATGTTGGAATTGCCGTTGTCGAAGTTCACGATCCAGGCGTTGTCCCCGCGATCTTGCAACCCATCCGCGCAGGCCGAGATCGGATAGCACGGACTCGTCATCGGTAGACCTCCCAGTTGGAGGTGCCGCGAGTACTCAGTTTCTCGGCACGCTGCGCACGGGCTTGGCGACCCTGCGCATTCTGGCCGGTTGGGTGCGGACTGCTCTGCTGGCGATGCCAGCCGCCCGCTTGCTTGCCAAGCTCGCGGGCGATCCGGGCCAGCATCTCGAACTGCGCCAGGCTCGCAAAGGCGCGAAGCTGGCTGCACAGCTGCATCCTGATCTTCAGCGCGTCCACTTCCCAGACGACGCGCTCAACCAGGGCCAACTGCTGCTTTCTGTCCCGCCATGCCCGATGGACCAGCACAGTGATACCCATCGCCTGCTGTCGCAGCTCCGCGCCAGCGGTGTAGCGGTGTCGGCGAGGGAAGCCGGCGACCGCCCGCTCTATTTCGAGCAGCAGGCGTTCGGCGGTCTTTGCGATGGGTGGCAGCTGGAAGGTCATCGGGCTCGGTCAGGTCAGGCCAATATGCAAATCACTGACGCGCGGGGCCGCGCACTGCGCGCACGCGGTTGAGGTTGCCGCGGAGGCTGAAGCTGGAAAGGCCGTAGCCGAAGTACACGATCCAGGCGTAATCGGAGTGGCCGGTGTCCTCGTCCTTCTCCTCGCTGGCGTCGTCGGTCGCGGTCCAGTACCAATCCGACTGACAGGTCGGGAAGGCCGTGATGTCGATGGCAGGGCTGCAGCGCGAGCGGTCAGCCAGGAGGAACAGTTCCTCGACCTCCGGCAGGCGCCAGTCCGTGAAGCCGCCGAACGCCTCCGCGTTGAGCTTTGCGACGGCGGCCAGTGCATCGGCATGGGTCATGCGGCCACCGGCTACGTCGTCCTGCGTCCAATGAAGATCGCGGGCCGGCTCGTAGACGACGCCGTCGGCATGCTGGGTGAAACGGGATTGCTCGGTCATGATGCCCTCCAGGGCGGTGGTAGATGGAGCAGGGGTCACGCCATCGACGGCGTGCATTTGGCGACCAATGCCTCGTATCGCTCAGCCTCGGCCAGATAGAACCGCACGCGTTCGTCGCGGACGGACGGGGGAAAGTTGTAGGCAACGCGCGCTGCATCGGCTGCGACGCGGTTGATCTCGGCCAGGCGCCGAGTGCGATAGCCGAAGATGTCCAGCTGCTCAGGCGCGCCGAGCATTGCCGCGGCCCTTCGGGCTGTCGGGGAGGGCGACCAGGCGCTGCAGCAGCGCCGTGTGCTGCGACCTTGTGAGGTCCAGGGTGCTTGCGCACCCGACCGCCCGGACGTGCGCCCGGTATGTGTCCTCATCCAAGCCTTTCTGCCCGTGAGCGAGCCGGCGCAGCGCCTTCACCATGGCCGGACTGATGCGAAAGCTCTCGGCGCGTTGCAGGTGGGTCATGCTGCGGGTCATGCGAATAGCTCCAACTGGGCCGGAACGGCGGACATCACGGCCGGCTCGGGCAGCGGGGTAGCGCGGCGCCGGGCGTTTGCCGCCCACCGCAGCAGGGTCCAGTAGAAGCCCCGATTGATGGGATTGTTCCGGCGGCTGCGCGCCTCGGTGAGGTAGACGCGCGCGAGGTGCTTGTCGTGCTCGGCGTCACGCCTCGCTCGCCTCCTGCGGGCTGTCCGCGTCCAGGTAGCGCAGCTTCCATGTCGGATGGAACGGGATCGTGAAGCGGTCGCCGTCGAGCTGGATGTTCAGACGCCCATTGCTCGCCGAGCGGATCGTCCCCTTGGCCGTCGTCCCGTTCCCGAGATATGCCACGCGCGCGCCACGCTTTGCCGGCACGCCGTAGGTCTTGCGAATCCACGCCATGTCGCCAGCCATCACCTCACCCCCTGCGGGCGGGCGGCCAGCCCGGCGTAATGTCCTTCTCGATCCAAGCTGTAGAACCCTTTGCCCACCACTTCTGCGTACTGCTGGCGAGCTTCGCCAATGGCGACCTCCATCCTGCACTGGTGCCCAACGTTCTCTGCTCCAAATACAGGGGCGTCGTAGTACCCAGGGCATCCAAGCCCGTGATCTCGCCTGATTGCCATGCTCGCAAGCACGCCGATCGACGGCTCCACCGGCACCATCACGAACCCCTCCGGCGCGGAGCGCAGGGCGGCGGTGATGGCGCGTAGAGCCACATCTGCATGCACCCCGGCCGGCAAGCTGCCGGCGAAGCTGCCAGCCGTAACCGGCGCCCCAATCTCGGCCGCGAGCAGCTCGCGGGCCTGCTGCATCGGGTCAGCCATCACCATTCCTCCGATGCGAGCAGGCGCGGGAAGTCTCCGCCCTCTGCCAGTTCGATTGCCAGTTGCTCGCGGAACGAGCGAACCACGCCGGTGGGCCGCTCGTTCTCGTCTGCGTCGGTGAACTTCAGCTCGTCAAGGGTTGCGTCCATCACTTCCTCGACATCGTCAATTGCGATGTCGTCTTCGGTGTAGCCGTATTCCTCAATCACAGCTTCCAGGACGGATTCAGCGCTGTTACCGATCCACCACTCGACATCGTGTACACAGAAAACCTTCATGGCGTATCCCCCCGCGCCGTGGCTGTTGGCCTGCTGGGCCTCGCGGAACCTGGACGGGCTCCAATCGCACGACTCGTCCTCGGGGATATGGCCGAAAATCGCCGTGCAGCGACGACAGTGAACACAGTCGCCGCAGGTCTTGCTGGCGGCAGGTCCATGTCGTCGCCGGTGCGGCTGTAGGGAATGCGAGTGCTCACGGCCGCACCTCCGCATCGCTGGCCTGCGCTGCCGGCAGATAATTGAGATACGGGCCCCAATCGCGGAAGCCCGACATATCGGTGCTGACGGGGAAGTCGGGCTTCTCGATCCGCTGCCATGCCTTCATCGGCACCGCAGGCTCAAACCGCCGACGTCCACCGGTGCGGCTGTACATTTGCAGGTCGGCGACCCACTCACCAGCGATGTCGTCCCAGTACACCGCGCGGACTTTGGCGATCTCTGGGTGAATCATTCCGGGGGCGTCTGCGATCCAATCCCCCACGACAACTGGTGCCGGAGTTGTGCATTCTTTGCGGCTCATTGCTTCGCTCCTTCGGATTCTGGTTTCAACGCATTGCGCAGCGCAGCAGCGACCTCATGCCCGCAACCCGGCTGGAACTCATGCGATAGCCGCACTTCCTCTAAGTAGGTGCACGGCGGTTGCAACGGGTTTTTCTGGACGGCGATGTCGAAGCCGGAAAGAAGCTGGCGCAGGGAATTGAGCTGATACCGAAGTTGCATCACCTCGGCCTCGCTCCCGCCCTTGGGGCTGGCGTCGATCAGGCGTGCACGGTCAACAATCTCCAGCATCGAGTTGCGACGGATCACGTCGTACCCGTCGATCTGTCCAACAACCCCGATCACACACAGATTGCGGCGCAACTGTTCAAGGTCGATCCCCGGCGCTGCGGGGGTGCTCCCTTCCTCCAGCTGCTGCTCGCGGTAGAAGTAGCCCAGCGGCTCGCCACCCTCCACCCAGTCGCCACGGTCAAGGTCATAGCGCTCGCGGCGCAGCTCGTCGTCGTCGCCCAGCTCGGGGATCGAGTACACGTCGAACGGGCCGCCATACATGGCGATCATGCCGCGCTCCGGATGCTCCATGTTGTCGTAGAACCGCAGACCGGTCACTGGGCATGCGTCGCTACCAATCGGCGCTGCGGTGACGGGGGCGGCACCCAGCACGGCCGCGACGATGGCGTCGATGCTGTTGGAGTCGAACGGGTCGAGCGTGACCTGGCCGCTCTCCGCAAGGCTGCACAGCAGCTCGCTCAACCGCTGGCCCGCCTCCTGCGCTGCGGCGGGCTGGGCGCCAAGCTCGCCGCGGACGTACTTCTGCTGCTCGTTGTGTTCGGTGGTCATGGGCTGGCGTCCTTCTTGCCTGGGCGATGCGTGAACCGGGAGCGGCCCGGCATGTGGGGGATGAGGAGCTTCTGGGCGGTCGGCGCGCTGTAGCGGGCGACGCGGCAGGGCTTGCCCTGGCGATTGCGCACCACGATTTCGGTGGAGTGGATGACGTAGCCGTGGCGGCGCAGGTCGTAGATGCGCGCGCTGGCGCGCGCGATGCCCAGCTCAGCCAGGATTTCGAGGGCGGTCATGGGGCGGCTGGAGATGGCCTCCAGCAGCAGCGCGCATTGGGCGTCTTCGGACATGGCGTGCCTCAGAGATTGATCTGGACGATCAGGTGAGCGTTCGCCGCGTGGTCGCCCTCGTCTTCGTACAGGAGCCAGCTCGCGGTCTTCTTGCCGCTCTCCGGCGCGTGGAGCGCGATCACGTTGCTGTCCACGGAAGAGAGGGCCGAGATCAGGCGGCGCGGGTCGAGCGCGGCGCGGAAGTTCGGGCCGGCTTTCAGCACCGCGTCGCTGATGACCTCGCGGCTCTCTTCGGCACGGTCGGCAAGATACAAATCGCCATCGACCATGGACAACACCATCACCGGCAGGCCCTTGGCTTTTGTCTCGCCCAGGATCGACGCGAAGGGCATGAGCCTGGCCGGGTGTCCGGCGCTGCAGGTGGGGAGCGGGCTGTCGTGCGAGATCATGCGTTGCATGGGCTTCTCCTGGGCCGCGTCAGGGCGCGGCACTGACGAACGCGAGGTCGTAGATGACGCAATGCACCCGGGCCGCCGTCGGGGTTTCGGCGTTCACCACGGAGGACAGGGGGGCAACCGCAGTTGCCCGGGTGCATGCGTCGGGGGAAACGGAGTAGGAGCCGCTGGTCACGGCGTCCACGGCATCGAGCGCGGCTTGCCAGCGGCGCGCCGAGAACTCCTGGGTGAGTGCCGCGCCGACACCGGCGGCGCAGTTCGGCGCGCGGTCGGCAGCGCGGAAGGCGTTCAATGCGGTGATGGCGATGGTCGCGCGCAGCCCCCAATCGTCGTGGTCGGCCATGTCGTAGACCGCGAGCGCGGCGCAGATCCGGGGGCTGGTCACGATCAGGTCGGCCGGGATGGCGACTTCGCCGTTCACGGCCAGCACCGAGGACGAGACGGGCTCGGGGTGGACCGGAGCGGCGCAGCCGCCCAGGGCGACCAGCAGGGAGGTGAGGAGGGCGCGCCTCAGCGCCCATATTGCGTTGGACTGCTGCGCGCCCATGGTTCAGCGCTCCAAAGAGGCCGAGAACTGACGCGCGGGGCCGCGCACTGCGCGCACGCGGAGGTAGCCGTCGCGGTAGTCGAAGTAGGAATAGCCGTAGCCGAAGCTCACGAACCAGGCGTAGCTGTCGTCGGCGGCGTAGACCGTGGAAGTCCAGAACCAGGTGCTCGGCGTGTTCGGGAACGCGTCGGTGTCGATGGCCGGTGAGCAGCGGGTGTCGTCCACCAGCGTCAGCAGCTCGGCGCGGGTCGGCAGGCGCCAGTCGTCATGCCCACCCAGGCGCAGCTCGGCGCAGGCTTTGACGGCTGCGGCGTGCTTCATCGACTCGGCGAAGGGGGCGGCCTGCCACTCCAGCCCGGTGGAGGTGTCCAGGACGGTCTCGTGGACCGGCGGCGGGGTGGGGACGATCTTCTGGAAGCGGGGAGCGGTGCTACCGGACATTTGCGGTCTCCGTGCCCCGGCCCGGGATGGGCTGGTCTTGGGGCGACGGAGTGAATCTACAGAATCCTGTAATTCAATGTCAACAGGATTCTGTAACTTTCTGTTGCGTGCGGTGTGCTGCTTCGCGTGTTTGTCTCTTCAGCCCTGATTAACTGGTCTCGCCAGGTGCCTATCGTCGGCTAGAGGCGGTATGGTTCAGGGTCAATTGGCCGCAAAGGATAGCCCGGTGATCGCCTTCATCTTGATACTAGTCGCTCTGGTAGTGATTGGTGCCGTCACATCGATAGTCGTGGCTCAGGCAAACAAACGTGGAATTGGGGGGTACATCTCCGGTATTCCTGAGCTCAGCGGGGACTACATTCGAGTCGGTGAAGATGGGCGCACAGCTCTCGTTATTGACGAAAGCAGGTTGAAGATTGCCCTTGTGTACCGATCAGGCGAGGGCATTTTCCATCGGCTACTGAGCTATGGTGATGTGATTTCGGCGCAGATCCATGAGGACGGATTTGTCGTCACTTCGACCTCGCGCGCCAGTCAGCTGGCTGGCGCGGCAGTTGGGGGTGTGCTGCTTGGGGGTGTTGGCGCTGTAGTAGGCGCGGTGACTGGGAAACAGACGCAAGTAGCAAAAGTGAAGCGAGTCGAGCTACGCCTGGTTGTCAGTGATGTGGCTAGACCGATCCATGATGTGGTATTTCAGGATGTAGAGTCCAAGCGGGATGGCCTCATTTATCAGCACTCGATCCAACAGGCTCGAGAGTGGCTGGGCCGCTTTGAGGCGGTCATCCACAGATCCAAGGCGACCCCCAGGGAGGACTGACGGCAGCGGCACTGATCTATAAGAGACCTCGCTTGAGCGGGATTGTTGCGGGCTGCCGCCGCGCTTCAGTTGAATCGATCGATCTTGTGCCGGATGTAAAGCCGGCCGCCGATACGGCCGTGCTCAGGGAAAGGAAATGGCGGATAGAGCGGGTTGGCGCTCACGACCCACAGGCCGTCGCCTCGCTGCTGCAGCATCTTGATCTGATGGCCGTCATCACGGTCTCCGAGCCCGATCCAGTAGATCCCATCCCCCTGGAAGGTGGTTACGCCGGAATCCATGAGCGTCGCCTCGCCAGGCTCGATGACCGGCCGCATTGAGTCACCAGCTCCGGCCACGAGCTTCAGCCGGCCAGGTGGAGGCACAAAACCGATAAGCGCCCTGATGTAGGCCTCTCCGTACTCAACGGATCGAATAATTTCTGGATGATCGTCATTGACCACTGCGCTTCCCATGCCCCCTATGGCGTCCAGTTGTTCGACGCGAACGTAGCGAAGCGGCGTCTCAGGCTCTAAGACATATGGTGTGCGCGGCCCTTGAATTCCGGAGGACTTCGGCCCCTTGCCGGTTTCCAGCCAGCTGAGCGAGACGCCGAGGGCGTCGGCGATCAGTCGCAGCTTCGTGGTGGTCTGCATGCCACCACGCTCCAGTTCCGAGATGGTGCTGTAGCCGATGCTGGTCATCGAGGCGAGTTCCCGCCGCTCAATACCCTGAGCCTCACGCTCCCGCCGAACCCTACTGCCGATCGTATCCATCTCAGAATGGTCACAGAACTCTGTAACAGAATGCTGTTGATTTGATTTACAGGATTCTGTAGATTTCTTCGTCATGGACTGGAAACTACACATTGCGCAGCTCATTTCGGCCGGCGCTACGCCCGGCCAGATCGCCGAACGGATCGGCGTAACCGCCAACGCCATCCGCGAGATCGTCGCCGGCCGCACGAAGTCTCCGCGCGCTGATGCGGCGTTCAAGTTGGCACGCCTGACCCCGGCTGACTTTGTCGATCGTCAGCCGGTATTGAACTCGGTGACGGGCCATGCCGCGGCCAAGGTTCTGATCGATACCCGCATGAGCAAGCGCGCGCTGCGCGCCCGGCTGGGCCTGTCCACGGACAAGCAGCTGGCGAAGGTGCTGCAGCTGCCCGTCGAGCAGGTGGAAGGCTGGGAAGAGGAGAGCGCGCTGCCGGCCGTGCCGGAGGTGCTGCGCCTGCTCGGCGCCCAGGCTCCCGCCGCCAATGCGCCCCAGGAACCCGAAGACCCCGATTCCGCACGCATCGTCCCGGTGGAGGTCGCGTAGCCCATGAGCGCCGTTCCGAAGAGAACTCCGGCTGTTCCGGCCGCTTGGACCCTCCGCGACGAGTTCGCCATGCGTGCACTGGCCGCGCTGGTCGTCAAGGGTGATTGGGGCTGCATGGCACCCGATGGCACCCGCAAGACCTACTCGAACATGGCCGAGTACAGCGTGGCGGCCTACGAATTCGCCGACCACATGCTGCGTGCCAGGGAGGTGGCCTGAGATGAAGGTGCGCAGTAGCCCAACGATAGAGGAACTACGCAGCCGAATGGAGTGGCTGCGTAGTCGGAAACTGGCCTTAGATGCAGGCCGTGTCAGCTGCCCTTTGGCCCGATTGCATCTTTTGGCAGCCTCCAGCCATGCATTTCTTCGGTCAAAGCAAATCGCAAGTCTTCCAGTGACATTGCCTGGAGTTGGCTCGGTGTCCAGTGGTGCTTCTGCATCAAGTAGTACCTCACGGCTTCGAGGCCGTCGAGCGTGTTCTTCCAGCCGTGCTTCTTCCCGAGTGAATCGCCAAAGACATCGAGAGAGTAGTTGAGATGCGCCTCCGCTTTCCGAAGTCGCAGGCGAATCTCGTTCATTTCGCTTCGCGCGCTCGTCAGTTCCTTCTTTGCCATGTCGCCCTCCTTGCGGGCTGTTCGTGTGGAAACAGCAGCCTACCGCAAGGCGGGCGGCGCCTTTTTGGCCCGGGAGGGCACCTGAAATGTCCGTGATCTCTTCCATGGCCGGCAGTCTGCCCGGCGCGTCCGCCGATGGCATGAAGCTGGGGAGGCAGTTTCTGCCTCCGCGCGCGCAGGTGATCTACGCCTACACGCACCGCCTGCTCAACGAGACGGCGACCAACGCCAACAGCTTCGCCATGCAGGTGGCAGAGAACTACTTCGCGCTGGTGGCGCCGCACATGCGAGACAAGAAGGCCGTGCCGTTCCGGCTGGGCGAGGGCGACGACCTGGCCGATGCGCTCAAGGCCAACGGCCAGGCGCTGCGGCGCTACATGGACGGCACAGTGAAGACGCTGCCGGCCGACCTTGAAGATGCCTGGGTGCTGAGCCTGCCGGAGCCGTATCGCAGTGACTGCGAACGCGACCTTGCCGCGCGCCGGGGCATGCTTCCGGTCCGCTTGGCGCACATCGCGCCCGACGCGGACACGGCCGGCATCGGGAGCCTGATGACCGACTTCGGCCAGCTGGTCGCGGCGCTGACGCCGGCCATTGCCGACGGCGTGATCGATGACCGTGACCGCCCGCATGCCAGGAAGATCGTGGACGCATGCCAAGACGTTGTGATCGCGGCAGTGACCGTCGAGCGCCGCTTCGTGACGCTGCTGGGGGATCGCTGATGGCCCAGGACGCAAAGCCGAAGCCACGCGCGTTCGGGCTCGCGCGCTACTCCGACGAGCAGCTGCGCGCCGAGTTGGACCGGCGCGCGCGCGCTTCCGGGAAGCCGGCGGCGCAGTGGATCGGCAAGCGCTCGGAGTGGCTGCGCAAGGTGGCGGCCGACCTGCAGAAGCAGCTGGACGAGCTGCAGGAGGACCGCGTTCCCGCGGGGCAGATGCTGGCCGTGAAGCAGGCTCGCGTGCGCTCGCTGAAAGACCGGATCAACAAGAACTTGCGCTTCGCCGATCTGGCGGAAGCGGAAGGGAACTAGCTCCACGAGGCACTAGCCTTTAGGTCACAACGCATGCGCCTAACGCCGGTTGATCCCCGGCGGACAGCCCGAGCCTACCGGGTTGGCGGATGCGCCCTTTGTAGGCGATGTAGGAGAAAGCAGTGAATAGCGACAAAGAAAGCAATCCGGGATTGAGGTTCGACTGGGCGGGCGATAGGGATGCTGTGGTGTTCCCGACGGTCCGGGGTGTGGCCGTCTACGTGAACACCAATGACGACGTGGTGATTCGGCAGGAGGCACATGCCCTTGAGCGGGAGGACACGCTGGTGTTCGTCCCGCGCGTCCATGTGCCAGCCTTGATAGCCGCGCTCCAGGCTGCCATGGAAGACGGGGAGGGCTGACGATGGAACCGCTCGTTCCCGCTGACGTGGACCTCCGTGACTTCGCCTTCATGCCGGTCGATGTTCAGCGGTTGCTGACCTCAGAGACGTGGATTCTCGGAAGCGGGGACGAGCGGTCCGCAGCTATGACCCTGTGGCTGGTGAGCTGGCACCAGGTGCCTGCTGCATCGCTGCCAGACAACGACAAGATGCTCTCGCACCTGTCGCAGTCGAAGAGCTGGCCCCGTATCAAGGAGCATGCCCTTCGCGGCTGGGTGCTTGCCGCTGATGGGCGCTACTACCATCCGGTGGTGGCGGAGAAGGCGCTGGAGGCTTGGCTGGAGAAGCTGGCGCAGCGCCTGAGCGGCGGCGCTGGCAATGCCAAGAGGTGGGGAGTTGAGTTCGACCCAACCCCCATCGAGGACGCCATTCGGGAGTCCCGCGCGCTGCTGTCGGCACTCAACCCCCAATCGCGGGCCCTTTCCCGTAAGCGTACCGCAGCGATTGCTACCGGACAGAAACGTGAGTCGGGTTGTGATCGGGGTGCGATCCTGTCGGGATCGCAAGAGACAGGGACAGGGACAGGGACAGGGAAAGAGGAGCTTAAATCCTCGCTTCGCTCGGATTCGTCATCGGCTGCGCCGGATGACGTCTCGCCCGACGGTGGCAAGGGCGGCGACAAGGCTCAGCGGCTGGCTGAGGTCACGGACGAAGCCATTGCGGCATGGAACGCCTCGAGGCTGGTCAAGCCGAATGGCGGCCTGCTGGCGACGGTGAACGCTGCAGTGGGGCGCGACAACCGCCGGAACCAGGTCAAGCGGTGCATCGCCATCGCCCGCGACATCTGCCGGGAGCAGGGGCACCAGCGCATCCCGGCTGAGTTCTGGGCCGAGTACTTCGCCGTCGCCGCCAAGGACGATTTCCACTCCGGTCGGCAGGGCGGCGGCCGCGGACACGAGAACTGGACCCCCGATTTCGAGTTCCTGACGCAGCCCAAGACGATGCTGAAGCTGTTCGAGCGCGTCGAGAGCGAGGAGGCGGGCTGATGTACGACGCCGACCAGGCGCTGGCGCACCTGCGGGTGCCTCCGCAGAGCGTTGCCGCTGAGCAGGCAGTCATCGGCGGCCTGCTGCAGTACCCGGAAGCATGGGGCAGAGTGGAGGCGCTGCTGCAGCCCAATGACTTCTACCGCCGTGACCACCAGCTGATCTACCGGACGATCCGGGAGATGGTGGCGCGCGATCGGCCGTTCGACGCAGTGACGTTGGGGGAGTGGTTCGAGTCTCAGGCCAGGGCTGCCGACCGTGATGACGACGGAATCGGCTCCTACCTAATCGACTTGGCCGCCACTACACCGTCGGCGGCGAACATCGCCGGCTACGCGCAGATCGTGAGCGACAAGGCGCTTGCCCGGCGGATGATCGAGATCGGAACGGAGATCACCAATGCGGGGTTCGATCCGAGTTTCACCCCTGACGAAGGCATCGCCGCCGCGCAGACGCTGATGCAGGGACTCGCCCCCAGCCAAACGGGCGGCCTGGTCTCGGTCACCGACACGCTTCCGGACTGGTTCGATGACCTGCGCCACCGGTTCGAGTTGGGCACGTCCGTTACAGGCGTTCCGACCCCGTGGGCGGCGCTCAACGATGCGACACACGGGCTGCAGGACGGCGACCTGATCATCCTCGCTGGCCGTCCCAGCATGGGCAAATCCATCGCTGGCCTGAACATCACTGACTTCGCGGCGCGAGACCGGCATGTCGCCCTGTTCTCGCTGGAGATGAGCAAGAAGCAGATCAACCGGCGTGGCATCTCGGCCGCGGCCAGGGTTCCCCACGACTGGCTATTGGCGCCGGGCGGTGCCGACGAGCACTGGTCCAAGGTAACCGGCGCGGTGCGGGACCGGCGCGCGCTGCAACTGAGCATTGACGACACGCCGTCCCTGCGGATCAGCCAGCTCATGGCCCGGGCGCGCGCGCTGCACGCGCGGAATCCCATCCGTCTGCTGGTGGTTGACCACATCCATGACTTCAAGATCGACGCGAAGCTGGCGCGCTTCGAGTACGGCGAGATCGCCCAGGGGCTCAAGACCCTTGCCAAGGAGTTCAGCTGCCCGGTTGTGGCGCTGGGCCAGCTGAACCGCGCGCTGTCGCAGCGTTCCGACAAGCGGCCGACCATGGCTGACCTGCGCGAGTCGGGCGAGATCGAGCAGAAGGCGGACATGATCATCTTCATCCACCGCGAGGACTACTACGACAAGAACACGCACATGCGTGGGGTGGTTGAGCTGATCTTGGCGAAGGGCCGCGACGTGGAGGCCGGGAAGTCGATCTTCTTGGCGAACGACTACGCGCACATGGCGCTGCGCGACATGGACGGTCCGCTGCCGCTGCCGGCGGAGCCGGATCGGGGTAGCAAGGCCGGAAAGACGCGGTTCTTCGGCGGTGGCGCCGGCCGCCGGTTGGCCCCGGAGGAGGACTGATGGCTATGTCCCATTCGACCGGTGCGCCCACCGCGGCAGAAGCCGAGCGCATCGTGGAGGCGAAGGAAGGCCCCTGCATGGCGTGCCTTGCGCTCGTCACCGCCGACCTGCTGGCGCCGGAGCTGGTTGTGATCGGCTGCGACTACAACCACGCCAAGAGCGGCAACGTCCGCCGCGGGCACATGTTCGGGTATGCGCTGTGCGCTTGGCACCACCGCCGGCACCCGCTGGAGGGAAACACCTTCGCGTGGATGCGGGCGATCTACGGCCCGAGCCTGCTGGATGGCTCGCGCGTGTTCCATGAGACCTACGGCTCGGACGACGAGCTGATCGAGCAACAGACCTACGTGATCGAACAAAGGAGAGCGGCATGAGCAATGTGCGCGAGCTGCTGGCGCGGCTGAACCCAACCGTTGCACGACTGGACGGCGCAGCCGGCGGCGGCGTGGCGGAATTGAGCAACATCGACATCGCCGGGGCCCTGGGCATGGTGCCTGCCGGCATCGGGCGCGACCTGTTGGAGTTACTGCATGGACCGGACCCCAGTCGCGGCGACATCCTGCGGGTGCTGGAGGGCATCACGCGCATGGCGCTTGAGGAGCGAAACCGGCGGTCGAAGGACTACGCCGACGCGCGCGCGACCTGGGGCATTGCCGACTGCATGGCCCGGTTCAATCGCGACCGGGAGGAGCGCACGGTGCGACACCTGGAAATCCTCAAGGCGAGGGTTGCCGTTGCGCGCGACAGGCTGTGGCCCGAACGCTTGGAAGAGCGCATGCCCGATATCGCCACAGTGGCAATCGGCTACATGAAGGGTGAGCGCCTGAGCAACCGCGAGCGCGCCACGGCCATGGGCGTTGGTGATTCGACGTATCGGGAAGGGTGGGCAGAGGTTGTGGACTGGCTGCTGACCCAGATGCTTGAGGCAGAGCAGTGCGCAGCGAACCGTTTCTGTCACGCGCTCCAGCAATCGGCTGCGTAGTGCGCGGGTGACAGCCGCGCGATTTCGGCCCTACATTCCTACCATCACGCGACGAAAGCCCGGCACCAGCCGGGCTTTTTCTTTTCAACCCGATCACCACCGCGCCGAAAACCCCTCCGCTCGCCGTGAGGCGATTGGGGCCGGCGGCGCGCTGCTACCTAAGCTGCAGCGCACCGGCTACCGCCATGGCCGGACACCGCCTAGCCAGCGGTGGTGATCGGACCTTCTACGCCCGTCCACCCTCACCGCTGCAAGGTGATCAAGAACATGAAACCAACCCACGCGGAAGTTGCGGGGCTGCTTAGCTATTGCCCTGAATCAGGCGTGCTGAGATGGCGCACCAGCTCTGGCAATCAGGTCAGGGAAGGGGCGGATGCCGGAACCTTGCATCCAGATGGCTATCGAATTGTGCGAATTGCCAGACGTGGCTATCCGGCCCATCGCCTTGCGTGGCTGCTTGTGACCGGGGAATGGCCATTGCAGCAAGTGGATCACAGGAATGGAGTGCGATCGGACAACAGGCTCTCCAACCTGCGCCAGGCATCACCTGGCGAGAACAATCAGAACCTTCACGGGCCGCTCTCTTCAAACCGTACTTCGCGCTTCTTGGGAGTTTGCTGGAAGCGCCGAGAGGAGCGGTGGCGGGCTCAGATTCAGGTGAACGGAGTTCGCCGAGATCTTGGGCTTTTCGCTACCGAAGAGGAGGCGCACCGCGCGTACTCGGCGGCGAAAGCTGAGCTTCACCCATTTCATCACGTGGCTGCTTAGGCGCCCAATATCTGCCCGTCATCCTTACCGGATCAACCATTGTGGCCCTGCCGGGCTGTGGTGACGGGCACCTTTCCGCCCGCTGCGCCGTACCGACCGGGCCCCTCCGTCCCGGTGGCGCGGCGGGCTCCAAATCCGGGAGGACGACATGCCGAACCGGGCGAACTACAGGGACCAGACCGTGCAAGAGAATGCGGACGCGACGCTCATCACCGTGGGCAAGGTATCGACCATTGTCGGTGGCAGCACAGCATTCGTCGGTGGTCTGTCCGCGAGCGATCTGGCTGCCTTCGCTGGTATCGCCGGCATGGCCGTGGGCCTGTTCATCCAGTGGTACTACACCCGGCGCAAGGACCGGCGCGAGGCGGCACGCGATGCCGAAAGTGACCGGCGCGAAGCCGTCGAGCATGCCGCCCGTATGGAGAGCTACCGCAATGGCCGGATCGAGTGAGTCCAAGGGCGGACCGGTTCGCGTGCTGGCGGTGGGCCTGGCCCTGAGTGTCGCGGCGTTCGCAGGCTGGGTGGCGAAGGAAGGCGACGGTCCCACGGCGGTTCGTGCCGATGGGCAGGTGGTGCACCAGCCTTACATCCCGACGAAAGGCGACGTGCCGACCATCGGCCACGGCTCCACCCGGTATGAGGATGGCCGTCCGGTACGGCTGACCGATGCACCCATTACCAGGGCGCGCGCTGCCGAGCTGGCCCGGAACCTCCACCGCGAGGAGGAGGCGCGTTTCAAGGCGTCCATTCCCGGCGTGTCCCTCACCCAGGGCGAGTTCGACCTGTACGTGGACTTCATCGGCCAGTACGGGATCGGCAACTGGCGGCAGTCGAGCATGCGCCGGCATCTGCTGGCGACCGTGGAGGCCAGGACGCCCGCCGGCCAGGCGTTCCACTACCGGGCGGCATGCGATGCCCTGTTGGCATGGAGGAAGCAGGGCGGCCGGGACTGCTCGCTCCCCCAGAGCTGGGGGCCGAAGGGCTGCAAAGGCGTCTGGACACGACAACAGGAGCGCCATGCCAAGTGCGTGGCCGAACAGTAGCCCGTGAGGGCGTGGAGGTAGGAATGCGTATTCGTTTGAACGGGAGCATTGAGCACTTCCGGCCGCATCTGCGCCCGATGCATGGCCCGCAGACATGGCCGTGCTGGAGGCTGATGAGCTTCAGCCTTGTCCGTCTTGAGATGGCAGAGCCGTCGTCCGGTTGGCGCCTGTGGGTCTATACCCGCTGGGGTGCTTGGTACGGCGATATGGTCCTAGACCGTCGCGGGCGTGGCGCAGCATGAACATCAGCCTTGATCCACTGCGCCCCTATGCGGACCTGACCCGCTGGGCGGCCGGCCTGCTGCTGGCCCTACTGGTACTGGCATTCGGCTACCGCTGGGGCGGTTCGCACTGGCGCGGCGAGTACCAAGCCGAGGTCCAGGCGCGCGCGGCCGAGAACGCCAAGCACGCCGCAACGCTGCAGCAGCTGGCCGAAGCCACCGCCGCCGTAGCCGCCAAGGCGCGCGCTGCATCCACCGCCCTGGCCGCAGCCCGGCAGGCGAACGACACCCGTTACCAGAAGGCCATCAACGATGCGAACCGTGCCGAACGTGATCTTGCCGCTGCTCTGCGCCGCGGTTCTGTGCAGCTGCGGCCGGAGTGGGCCTGTGGTTCGCCCGGAGCCGGCGCCGGTGGAGCTGCGGTCTTTGCCCGAGGACAAGATGCTGCCGCCGAGCTTCGGTGGGCAGGCGCGACGCATCTTGTTGCAGGAGGAGACCGGGCAGACGCATGGATCGGCTGGCTCCAACGGGAGCTGATCGACACCCGGCGCGCGGTCGTAGCCGCTGGCTGTGCCATCGAGGTTCCAGATCGGTGAAGCGCAGGGCCGGAGGTGGATACCTGGCTCTCGGCCGGCTCAAGCCCGGGGACATGAACCAGACCGAGAAGGCGTATGCCGAACACCTAAGCGCGCTGCAGCACGCAGGCGAGATCCTGTGGTTCCGGTTCGAGGGCATTAAGCTGCGGCTCGCCGACAAGACGTTCTATACCCCGGACTTCGCAGTCCTGGCCGCTGACGGTGTGATGGAGATGCGCGAGGTAAAGGGGTTCTGGCTGGACGATGCCAGGGCGAAGATCAAGATCGCGGCCGATCAGTACCCGTTCCGGTTCATCGCGGTGCGCGTGCGCCCGAAGAAGGACGGCGGCGGCTGGGCGGTGGAGGAGTTCTGATGTCCAAGACGGTCACGGCATCCATCGGCTGGCGCTGGTGGGTGCGCTGGTATCTGCGCGCGGTGGTGTGGTTCGCCCGGGCGGGGGCCCCGGGGCGGGATTTTGCTCACCGGGGGGAATTCGGACCCCGGTGATTTCCAGTTTTTCGGCCTCTAGGGTGCTCCACCACTAGTAGGCGTTTTTTGCGTTTTCCCCGGGAGAAATGGCGTTTTCGCCCTGAACACGTTGTGCATTAGGTAGGACATGGCCGACATCCACGAATTCTCCCAAGGCTGGTCGATTGGCCGGCTGGCAGAAGAGTTCCGCATGGACCGGCGCACGGCCTCCAAGCGGCTGAAGGAGGCCGGCATCCCGCCGCTTGCCAAGCGCGGTGGCCATGACGTGTACCGCCTTGCCGATGCGGCTGCCGCCCTGGTCGATCCGATTGCCCAAGGTGCTGGGGCCGATGCGGTCGTCGATCCGCGCGACCTGCCCCCCATGGAGCGTCGGGCCTACTACCAGTCGGAGAACGAGCGGCTGAAGGTGGAATCCACCATCGGCCAGTTGGTGCCGGCTGCTGAGGTCGAGGCTGACTACGCCGACTTGGTGAAAAAGGTGGTGCAGTTCTTCGACACCCTGCCGGACGTGCTGGAACGTAAGGCGGGCCTGACCCCGGACCAGGTCGTGAAGGTGCAGGACGAGTGCGACCGCGTCCGACAATCCATGTACGAGGGCATCACCGATGACGACGTACGCGACAGCGCGTAGCGTTCGCCTCGGCGTTGCCGAGATGATCCGACCGCCCAGGCGCATCCTGGTCAGTGAAGGGGCCAAGGCATTGCAGGTGGCCAACGCCGCCGGCGCGGCCGGCGCGTGGGACCCGCACACGACCCCGTACATGGTCGAGCCGCTGGATACCACCGGCAGCCGGCATTACGAGGCTGTGGTTTTCGTCGGGCCTGCTCGCTCGGGCAAGACCATTTCGCTGATCGATGCGCGCTTGGCCTACCTCATCACGTGCAACCCGGCCGACGCCATGGTTGTGCAGATGTCGAAGGACGCTGCGGAGGACTACAGCAAAACACGCATCTCGCGCAGCATTGCCGCCAGCCCCGAATTGCGTTCGAGGCTGAGCCCGCGAGCGCACGACGACAACATCCTGCTGAAGTTCTTCCGCTCTGGCATGTCACTGCGCATGGGCTGGCCGTCGGTCTCGGTGCTGTCGGGCAAGGATATCCACGACGTCCTGATGACGGACGTGGACAACTACACTGGCGACCTTGCCATCGATGAGTGCTTCGGCCTGGCGCTAAAGCGCACGCAGACCTACATGTCCGCTGGCATGGTGGTGGCCGAGTCCAGCCCGGCCACCGATTATGCCGACGGTGCCTGGAAGCCGAGCGACCCCCACCAGGGCCCGCCGGCCGCCGGCATCGCCGCGCTGTATGCGCGAGGCGACCGGCGCCGCTGGTACTGGCCATGTCCAGAATGTGGCGAGCGCTTCCAAGCGGCGCCAGGGTATGACGGCTTCGCGCTGCCGCCGCTGGAGGAACTGCTCGAGCGGGTGGTGCTGGATGACGTGCAGAAGCTGGCACGGCACTACTCGCTGCTGCATTGCCCGCACTGCGGCGTGGGCCTGCAGCACCGGTGGAAGGAGGGCATGAACCGCTCGGGCGTCTGGGCGGCAGAGGGGCAGGTGGTCCATCCCGATGGGACGGTTACCGGTGAACGCCAGGAGGCGCGCATCGCCAGCTTCTGGCTGGGCGGTGTGGCGGCGGCGTACCAGTCGTGGGAATCGCTGGTGGAGCGCTACTTCCAGGCGCTGCGCACGTTTGCCACGACCGGAGAAGAGCGACCGTTGAAGACGACGCACAACGTCGACGGCGCCATCAACTACGTGCCGATGGCCGCACGCTCAGTCAGCGACCCCAACGAGATGCGGAAGCGGGCGGAGGACTGGGGCAGGGGCGCGGTGCCGCCGGGCGTGCGGTTCCTCGCTGCCACCGTGGACGTGCAGGGCAATCGTTTCGTGGTGCTGGTGCTGGGCTTTGGTATCGGCGAGTCCGGGCAGCTGGAGCGCTGGGTCGTGGACTCCTTCACGCTGCGCACCTCCGCGCGCCCAGACGGCTCCGGTGGCTTCCTGCCGCTGGACCCGCCGAAGTACCTGGAAGACTGGGAGCGCCTGGTCGAGAAGGTCATCACACGGCGGTACCCGCTGGCTGATGGCACTGGCCGCACCATGCCGATCCGCGTCACGGGCATCGACTGGGGCGGCAAGTCCGGCACCTCGGTGCGCGCCCTGGAGTTCTGGCGGTCGCTCAAAGTGCGGAATCTGCACACGCGGGTCCGCCTCATCAAGGGCGATACGCGCCGTGAAGGCCCGCTGTTCCGCGAGACCTTTCCGGATAGCAGCAAGCGAAAGGACCGCAAATCAGGATCGAAGGGTGATGTGCCTCAGTTGCTGCTCAACGTGGACCGGTTGAAGGACACCGTGAGTGCCAACGTGAAGCGTGCCGAGCCGGGGCCGGGCTACTACCACTTCCCTGACTGGCTGCCGGAGGCGTTCTACGCCGAGCTGACCGCCGAGTCCCGGACTGCGAAGGGTTGGGAGAACTTGGCCAACCGACGCAACGAGGCATTTGACCTGTGCGGCTATGCCGAGGGCCTGGCGCTGTGGATGAAGGTGCCGGCGATCAATTGGACCGCGCCGCCGTCGTGGGCAGCGGAATGGGACGACAACCCCGACGTGAGGGCGGACGACGCCGCACCGGCGCCACCGCCGCGAGCGCGCACGCGCCGCGTCATACGCAGTAAGTACCTGGGACGCTGAAATGGCATTTACGAAAGAACAGACCGCGGCGCTGGAAGAGGCGATCGCGGCCGGGGTGCTGAGCGTCCGATACGCCGACCGCACCGTGACCTACCAGAGCCTGGACGCCATGCGCCGGCTGCTCAAGCAGATGCGCGAAGAAGCCGGGCAAGGCACCGCGCCGGCTCGTCGCCGGCAGCGCGTGGTGCGCCTCTACCAGTCGGGGACGGGCAATGTCTGAAGCAGTCGAAGGCAGCTACCGCGCGGCCGGGAACGGTCGTCGCCTGCGCACGTTCCGGCCCATGTCGCTGGGCCCAAACGGGGCCTTGCTGGGATTGCCAACTCTTCTGGCCAGGGCACGGCATCTGGCGCGCAACGACCCATGGATGGTCAGCGCGCTCAACAAGAGCGTTTCCAACGGCATCGCCACGGGCATCCAAGCGAAGGCTATCTGGGGAAGCAAGGCGCACAAGGCTCAGGTGGCCCAGCTCTGGCGCCGCTGGGGCAAGTACGCCGATGCTGATGGCGTGCTCGACTGGAGTGGTCTGCAGGCGCTGGCCTGGCGCGAATGGAAGGAGGCCGGCGAGGTGTTCGCCCGGCTCCGGTACCGCCGCCGCGAGGATGGCTTGCCGGTCCCGCTGCAGGTCCAGCTGATCGAGTCGGAGCAGTGCCCGCAGCACTACAACGGCGTGGCCAGCAACGGCAACGCCATCCGGCAGGGCATCGAGTTCGATCAGATCGGCCGGCGCGTCGCCTACTGGATGTTCCGCGAACACCCCGGTGACCAGCACCTTGCGGTAAACGGCAATGAGCTGGTCCGCGTGCCGGCCGACCAGGTCCTGCACCTGTATCGCCCCAACCGTGCAGGTGCCATCCGAGGCGTGCCGGGTTCGGCGCCCGCGCTGCTGCGGATGTTCAACCTGGACCGTCTCGATGATGCGGTGCTGGAGCGGCAGGCCCTGGCCAACCTGTTCACCGGGTTCATCACGAAGAAGTCCAGCGGTGATGGCGAAGAGGGCGAGGCTGTCGGCGACCTGATCACCGGTGAGGACGACGACGGGGCCGCCATTGGAGGGCTAGAGCCCGGCACGATGCAGGAGCTGCCGCCGGACACCGAGGTGAAGTTCTCCGAGCCGCCCGGAGCCGGTGCGGACTACGGCGACTTCCTGCGGGGGCATCTGCTGGCGATCGCTGCCAGCCAGGACGTGCCGTACGAAGTGTTGACCGGTGACCTGCGCAACGTGTCGGACCGTGCGCTGCGGTTGATCCTCAATGAGTTCCGCCGCGTCATCGAGCAGGACCAGTGGCTTTTCATGATCCCGATGTTCTGCCAGCGCGTGCGCGATGCGTTCTTCGACCAGGCCGTGCTGTCCGGGCTGCTGAAGGTGCAGGGCTATGCGTCGCTGCGCGATGACGTCACCGAAACGCTGTGGGTGCCGGAGGGTTGGCCCTGGAGCCACCCGGTGCAGGACGTCAATTCAGAAGTGAAGGCCGTGCGCGCCGGCTTCAAGTCGCGCTCCGCCGTGGTGCTGGGTTCTGGCGAAGACCCCGAGCAGGTTGACCGCGAGCAGAAGGACGACAACGACCGCGCCGACAAGGCGGGCCTGACCTACGACAGCGACCCCCGCCGCACCAACGCCTCGGGCGCGCGGCAGGGCACGAAAACCGGCGCCGAGAGCGCCGCCGACGATGAAGGAAACAACGATGACGAGTAAACCCGGCCTGCTGGCCCGACTCCTCAACCGTGGCAACAAGGCCCCGGTGGTGGCCACGCTGGCTGCCGCGGTCCTCAATCAGCCGCTGCTGGTGCAGCCGGCCATCGGCGAGGCGCTAGTGGGCGGCTATCTGGAAGGAAAGATCACCAGCGCCGACAGCGAGCTGCGCGCCGACCGGTTCGAGGTGACCGGTTCCGCCGGCGAGACGGTGGGTGTCACCCAGTCGGTAATCGGCGTGATCAACCTGTCCGGTGCGATGGTCAATCGCCCGATGCCCGGGGCCAGTGGTCCCGGTCCGGTGAGCTACGCGGCAATCCGCACCGCCTTCGACGAGCTGCTGGAAGATGACGCGGTGACGGCCATCATCCTGCGCCTGGACACGCCCGGCGGCATGGCCTCCGGTTGCTTCGATCTGGTCGACCACATCTACCAGGCGCGTGGGCGCAAGCCGCTCTATGCGCTCGTGGATGACTATGCGGCCTCCGCCGGCTTTGCGCTGGCATCGCCCTGCGACGAAATCTGGGTGAGTCGCACCGGTACCGTGGGCTCCGTCGGTGTGGTGGCCTACCACTACGACTGGAGCGGGAACAACGCTCAGATCGGCCTGAAGGTCACGCCGCTGTACGCCGGTGCGCGCAAGGTCGATTTCAACCCGAATTTCCCGCTCAGCGAGGAAGCCCACGCCCAGGCGTTGGCCGACCTGGAGGACATGCGCACGTTGTTTGTCGACACCGTGGCCCGGAATTTGGGCATGGAGGCGGACGCAGTACGCGCCACCGAGGCGGCCACGTATCGGGGGCAGGCGGCGGTGGACATCGGCTTTGCTACGCGCTTGGGCACCTGGCATGACCTCATCGCCCATCTGGGTGCCGGGGGCACGCCCGCGCCAGCGGCGGCCGGCGACGACGCGGACGACGGTGACCCGGAGGCCAATGCCAGCGCCAAGTCGGCGTTCTCGTTGCTGGGCGATGAGTTCAAGGTGATCGCGGAGAAAAGCGGCACCCAGCCAGCGGCTGCGGCGAGCGCGTCGGCGGCGGCGCCTGCGGAGCAGCCCAGCCTGGCCGCGACGGTGGCAGCCAGCGACCTGCCGGCGACCATCTGCATGGCACTGCTCCGTCGTGGCGAGAAGCTCGGCGAAGAGAGCGCCGCCGCGCTGGAGTACGCGAACGGTGTCCTGGACGCCTGCGCTGCCACCGTTGCCGGCGGCGAAGCGCTGGCGGCCAGCTTCATCGAGAAGAACACCGACCTCGACACGGTACGCACCCAGTTGTTGTCGATGAAGGCGGAGGAGGGCCGCAATTCGCAGGTCATCACCGCACACCCGGCCAGCACGGCCGAAACACGCGCCGCCGAAGTGAAGGCGAAGCTGGACCCCACCAACATCTACAAGAATCGAGGTAACTGATATGGAGATTTCCCTGGCCGGCACCCGCACCGGCGAGTTCCTGCTGTCCGAGGCGAGCGGCGAACGCAGCCGCGAGCTGATCCGCATTCCGGCCGGGCAGGGCATGCTTGCTGCCGGTACGCTGCTGAAGGCGGACAACACCATCGCCGTCAACGGTGCCGATGCCGTCAAGGTGCTGTATGGCCCGGTCGATACCGGTACCGATACCGGCGCGCTGGCCGTGAAGGGCGCAGCGGTGGCCCGTGATGCCGAGGTCTTCGGCGAGAAGCTGGCTTGGGCCAGCGGCATGACCGCTGACCAGAAGCTGCTGGCGGCCGTCAGCCTGGCCGAGTCCGGCATCATCACCCGCTGGATGGAGACGCCGATCGCTTCCGGTGCCGCACATCATCTCGTCTTCGTGGACACCCCGCTGGTCGGCAAGGCAGGCGAAGTCCTCGGGCCGATCGTTGCCCACGTCAAGGACGTGTTCGGCGCCCTGGTCACCGGCAGCACCGTCAGCGTGACCCTGGCCAAGGCCAGCGGCACCGGCAACTTGGCCGGCGGCGGCGCGAAGGCGGCCGTGGGTGGTGTCATCACCTGGGATGCGGCGTCCTTGAGCGCCGCCGGCGAGTACACGTTGAAGGTGACCGCGACCGACCTGACCGAAGCCACCAGCGACACCATCACCATCGACGCCGCCTGAGTCGGGTCAACCCGCCTCAACCCGTGACACACGGCCCCGCCTCGGCGGGGCCTTTTCGTATCCCCTTTCCGAGAGAGACCAAGACCATGGAATTGCAGATCCTTCTGGCGCTGGGTGCGCTGGGCTTCGGCGAGCTGAACGCCTACATCAACAACCTGCCGCGCATCTCCACGCGTATCGCCGACATGAACCTCTTCCAGGAAGAGGGTCTGGTCGGAACCACCATCGTCAAGATCGGCATCAAGGACAACAAGCTGGTACTGGTGCCGAACGTCCCGCGCGGCTCGCCGGGCCAGCCCAAGGGCTTGGACCGCGGCAAGGTGAAGCTGCTGGAAACCACCCACCTGCCGCAGAACTCGACCGTGATGGCCGACCAGCTGCTCGGCGTGTGGGACCCGGCTGACCCGGCCGGTACGAACGTGGCGGCGGTGGTCAACGGGCTGCAGGTTGTCCACAAGCGCGACCTGGACTACACGATCGAGTACCACCGCATGGGCGCGCTGCAGGGCAAGCTACTGGATGCCGATGGCTCCGTCATCCTGGACTTCTACGACGAGTTCGGCGTCGAGCAGTCGGTGATCGGCATGGAGCTGACCAAGCCGGACACGAAGGTCCGCTCCAAGGTCGTCTCGATCAAGCGCGCGATCGAAGCCAAGCTGGGCGGCGTGCCCTATACCGGCATCCACGTGTTCTGCAGCGCCGGCTTCTTCGATGCGCTGGTCGATCACCCGGAGGTTCAGGAGGCCTACAAGCGCTGGCAGGATGGCGCCGCGCTGCGCTCCGATCTGCGCAAGGGCTTCACGTTCGGGGATGTGACCTTCGAGGAACTGCCGGGTAGTGCGGGCAGCAAGATCGCTCTGCCCGACAACGAGGCGATCGCGTTCCCGCTGGGCGTGCCGGACATGTTCCTGACCCGCTTCGCACCGGCGGACTACCTGGAGACCGTGCGCGGGATCGGTCTGCCGTACTACAGCAAGACCGCCCCCATGCGCATGAACAAGGGCATTCAGCTGGAGAGCCAGTCCAACCCGCTGAACATCAACACCCGCCCCGATGCCGTCATCCGCCTGAAGCCGGGCGCGAAGTAAGCCCAAGGCCTGGCCCGCATGAGCGGGCCGGGCTGGAGGTCATATGGCCCAGATCAGGATCGGGGTAGACCCCGAGAACGTGCTCGGCCGTCGCCTGACGGAGCTGGAGCGTAACCAGCTGCCGTTTGCCGCACGGCAGGCCACCAATCAGGTGGCCTTCGAGGTTCGAGAGGAGTGGAAGCGCAAGGCGTCGCGTGTCTTCGACCGGCCAACGCCGTTGACCGTCAACGCAACGATGTACCGGAAGGCGACGAAGCAATGGCCGTTTGCGGAGGTGTACATCCGCGACGAGGCATTCAAGGGCACGCCGCCGGCCAAGTACCTGATGGCTGAGGTCGATGGTGGCCAGCGGCGCATGAAGGGATTCGAGCGGCTGCTGCAGAGTCGCGGGTTGCTCTCGCCATCGCAGTTCGCGGTGATGGGCAAGGGGGCGGCGCCAAACCAGTTTGGCAACGTGCCTGCCGGCCAGGTAACCAAGATCCTGTCGCAGCTCGGGGCCCAGCGGGACCACTACCAGAACCAGTCCGACACCAGTGCGGGCAGGCGGCGCAACACGCGCAAGCGCGCGCGCGGTGGCGAGTACTTCGTGCTCACGCGCAAGCGCGGCCGGCTGGCCCCTGGCATCTACGAGCGCATCGCAACCCCGTGGGGCTCTGCTGTGCGATCCATTTTCATCTTCACCAGCGACGCCCGCTATCGGCCACGCTACGACATTCTCGGCATGGCCGAGAAGACGTGGCAGAAGCTGATGCCGTTCTACCTGGGGCGAGAGCTGGAGAAGGCCATGCAGAGCGCGAGGCCTGCTCCATGAACCAAAAGGCATTCCTTCAGAGATTTGACGCGCTGGCCTTCGGCGCGCTGCGCAACGCTGGAGTAGCGGACGCTGCTTCCTACACGGCAAAGGGGGGCATCCAGTCCGTGCCGTGCACCGTGATGTTGGACGAGGGTGTTCAGCAGTTCGGGGATGACGATCTGGCGCCGGTGGCCACCCTGTCCAGCCGCATTCGCCTGCAGTTGGCAGAGGTGAAGCCCGGCGGTGGCGCAGTCGTCCGGATCATCGCGACCGGCAAGCAGTGGGTGCTGGTGAAGAAGCTGGCCGGGGACGCCTCCAGCGAGCTGTGGGAGGTGGCCGGTGCCTGATGCCCGCCCGCCC